TTTATTGAAAAAAGCACGAGTTCTCTTGAAATTCATTTACTACTTACTAATATTTTAACCAGAACGCACCCCCGTGTTCAGGCTCAGCCTGAACGCACCCCCGTGTTCAGGCTCAGCCTGAACACATCACACAACTCTCTGGATTTTCACGCGAACACGCAAGGGCCGCCACTTGCATGGCCGGATCTATAGTAAACTTAATGGGCTGGGCCTTGGATCGGGTCCGCAGGTAGTACATTCCCGTCTTGAGCCCTTTCTTCCACCCGTACATATGCATAGAACTGAGTTTGGCCGTGGTGGGGCTCTCCATGAAGATGTTCAGAGACTGTGACTGGTCTATGAAGGCCCCGCGGTCAGCCGCCATATCCAAAATACTCTTCTGAGAAATCTCCCAAGATGTTCTGTAAATCTCTTTGAGGCGAGCCGGAAGGCCCGGGAGGTCCTGAACCGAACCGTTGGCCGCGATAATCTGATCCTTGACTCCCTTCGTCCATACGCCGAGTTTCTGCAGGTCACGGACCAAGTGTTTGTTGATCATCACAAACTCTCCCGCCAAAGTCCGCCTGAGATACAGGTTGGTTGTGTAAGGCTCAAATGCTTCGTTGTTCCCTAGAATTTGGGCGGTAGAGGCGGTTGGCATAGGTGCGACCAAAAGTGAGTTTCGGAGGCCACAGACTTCAATCTTGTCTTTGAGGGCATTCCAGTTGTACATGCTCGGTTCGGCCCCCCACATGTCCAACTGTAGGATTCCTTGCGAGGCGGGAGAACCTTCATAGGTTTCGTATGGGCCCTCCTCCTTGGCCAATTCGCACGACTCTGTCAGGGCCGCGTGATAGATTATCTCGAATATAGCCTTGTTCAACTGCCGAGCGTGCGGTTCATCAAAGGTTAGACCAAGCATCATATAGACGTCGGCCAGGCCCTGCACGCCTATGGCAATAGGACGGTGACGGAGGTTAGACTTGCGAGCAGCCTCTGTTGGGTAGTAGTTCCGATCTATAACTCGGTTCAGGTTCCGAGTAATCACACGGGTCACTTCATGGAGCTTATTGTAGTCGTAATCACCGGAACTCTTAACAAAAGCGGGCAAGGAGATGCTGGCCAGATTACATACAGCCGTCTCATCAGGCCCAGAAACTTCCATAATTTCTGTGCACAAATTGCTGGATTTAATTGTGCCTATGTTCTTCTGGTTTGACTTGGCGTTCACAGAGTCCTTGTAGCACATGTAAGGCGTCCCTGTCTCAATCTGGGACCTGAGAATGGCGTCCCATATCTGGCGCGCCTTGAGAACCTTGCGGAACTTTCCCTGTAAGACATACTTGGCGTACAACTCTTCGAACTCTGCCCCATAGACATCCTGAAGACCTGGGCACTCGTGAGGGCACATGAGCCACCAGTCTTGGTCCTTTTCTACTGAATTCATAAACGGATCAGAGATCCACAAGGCCGTGAAGAGATCACGGCACCTTGACTCCTCGTCACCCTGGTTCAGCCGAAGATCCAGAAACTCTAGAATATCTGCGTGCCAAGGCTCCAGGTAGACGGCGAACGAACCCTTGCGCTTCCCTCCTCCTTGGTTCACATACCGAGCAGTGTTGTTGAATACTCGGAGCATCGGAATGAGACCATCGGCCACTCCATTAGTCCCCTTGATGGGAGTACCACGCGCCCGTACATTCGAGCAATGGATGCCTATCCCGCCTGACCACTTGGAGATCTGGGCGCACTCTTTGAGAGTGTCGTAGATTCCCTCAATCGAGTCATCCTTCATAGCCACCAGGAAACACGAGCTCATCTGGGGCCTCTGGGTCCCAGCATTGAAAAGGGTCGGGGTGGCGTGAGTAAAATACTTGGCCGACATGAGTTTGTAAGACTCTTTGACCCTCTCAAAGTCCCCTCCATGAATACCTAGAGCAACCCGCATAAGCATGTACTGTGGGGTTTCTCCTGGAAGAAGATAGCTCCTCTGAAGAGTCTTGAGTCCGAAAAACCCGTAAGAGTAATCATTATCATGATTGATCACACTGTCTAGATTTAGAGTAATATTCTTCATAAACTCGGTGCTCACAAGACCCTTGGCGTGAAGAGCCAGCGCGCAATCTGAAAAGCACTTGGGGCTTGTCTTGTGCATGTTGGAGACGGTCAGGCGAGTCGCTAAGGTTTCATAGTCTGGATTCTCAGTCATCAAATCAATGGCAACATCGGCACTCAGCGCATCAATCTCACTCGTGTGAATTCCATCATACATGTTTGAAAAAACCTTTTGGGCGACCCGATCAGGGGCTACATCCAGTCCTTGGCACAACTTTCGGATCCGCGAAGTGACCTTGTCAAAGAGCATCTCTTCCACAGAACCATCACGCTTGAAGACTTTCATTTGCATTACAAGTTGTCTATTTTTTTATGCCGCCCTTTAGTAATGGCGACCAAGTATCTTCCCACGCCGCTAGACACGGCATTTTTTTCTGAATTCAACCGAGAGCAAATACATCGGGGAATCATCCAGAAGGTCAAGGCAAGTACGGGCTATACTATAGATCGTCAGAGTGACCCAGACCTTCAGTCCCTGATGAAGAAAGTCTTTGTGAATATGCGAGGAGACCCAAACACCAACGTCAAGTTTCAACTCGATGCCATGAATCGCGCGGTAGTGACGGAGGCGGCGCAGACGGTCGAGTCAGGCGTTCTCCAGCAGCTCGTCTATATTCGGGACATTATGGCCAACCCCGTGCCCGACCCTCGACCGACCAGCACCAGCACATACGGCAACAAGCTCCCTCAGAATTTTAAGTTTGGATTCTAATACATGAAGGCCCTCGATGATATCCTCATAGGATTTTTCATTTTCTTCGCTATTGATCGGGCCATACGCCTCTTCAGTAACGCCGTCGTCGAGCCACGGGTGACGGCCCGTGGAGCCAGCAAGGAGACTGTGGAAAACTGGAAGCTTGGCACGGAGATGGTCCTCCTTTTCGCGTGCATATTCCTCGTCATTAGGTTCAGGAAGCCTCTGTCCCAGATAAACAAGATGTGACCTAAAAATCCAAGATGAATCAGTATCGAGATGAGACTATGCAGATGTGCAAGCACAAGGGATGGGACAAGGCGACGATAAGTACGGTATGGATGCTTTACACGGAGGAAAGTGGCGAGTTGGCCAGCGCGATACGTCAAATGCTAAGGACCTATCGCAAGACCGGGCTCAAGAAAGACAAGGGAACTGACGTGACTCAGGAGATGGGAGACGTCTTCAGTTACCTCTTCCAACTTGCGGGTATGCTTAATATTGATCTTGACCAGATGTGGTCCCTTCACCGTGAAAAGGTCCAGGGCAAGATCTACAAAGAAAATGTCGGCGTCTATTAATGGCCACGGCGCTTATGCAAGACGATGACCTAAGCATGAATCGCTTCAATCCATACACGTGGACTGGTACATACGGAGTGTCCAGTGATGGGTCGCACAACTGGCAGCCAGACGGCACCTTCACGCGCCCATACGACACCTCGGCTGGATCCGACCGCCTCGACACGAACCGCGACCTGAAGCACTTTGACGTAATGGCCCTTAATGACGCGAGTAATATGTGGTTCAACACGATGCCTGGCAAGCCCACCGCCCCTTTCCCCGCTTTTCCAGCGCGCAAGTACCAGAACTGGGACGGCTCAGCATCTTGGGTTCGTCCTGATATCAACTTCAATTACGTCTACGATAAAGACTTTATCGGGTCGCAGAAGTTGCCAGACTACATCAGGCGGCGACGCGGCGCCTCGGGCGGGAATCCCGTGCTTTTAGTGGCTGTCCTGGCCGTTATAGCCTACGCCGTCACGCGCATGAAGCGTTAGAGACGAGTGCGAAGCACTCAGATCTTGAGGACCTTGGGAGCAACCACCTTGACCAGTTTTGATGACAGCGCATCTTTTTCATTTTTAGCACGTGTTTCCAGATTGGGGCAATAATGCACCTCAAGCTGAATGCACCTCGCACAAAAGTTCCCCGCGCATTCCTTGCATGTAAGAAACTTGGGCTTGTGCGGGCATTTCCACCCAAGGCTTGGTGCAGTCTTGCGGAGCATCTTCTATAACTTCACAATGTATTTGTTGCGTGGGTGGCTCGTCCCACTCAACCTCACATAACCCGTTTTTCCGAGCCCCCTCGACGCGATCCCAAAAGGTCTGCATAGTCTTGATATGTTGTTCAAACCAGGCGCGATCCCGGGTAACTCTGGTCACCATGAATATCTCAGGAACTGGGATTTCAGCATCTCGTGGGATGTTACCATCCTCTTCACATGGCCCTTTGGTCTTCACGTACTTGACGGAAGCGGGCCTGTACTGCACAAAGTCACAGTCTTCAAAGTCCAAAATCTCTAGCAAAAGTTGAATCTGAGGAAGATAATGCTCAGGAACTTTGTCCTCAATTTTGCGAGTCAAAGGGCACTTGATCTCTACCAAGAGACCATCCTCGGTGATGCCATCGGCGGATCCTCCTAGAAAGGGATACTTGGGGTGCTGCACAAGGCCAATCTCGTGTGTTTTGCGGCCCGTTCTTGCGTCGTACAAGTCCCGTGCGACTGGCTCCAAGAGAGTCCCGTGGGCCGTGGCCGCATTTCCAGCCCAAGCCTTCTTCAGTACCTTTTTTACTAAGAGATCATCTGGCTTTTCATAGCGATTGTGCCCAAGTGCGCTCGCCACATCACTGGCGGTGAGCATATTCTCGCGAAGTGCAAGCCATTCATCACTTCTCTGCTCGAAGTATTTGCGGTTCAGGAGTTCCTGTACTTTTGGGAGCGGAGCCTCCATTCCTCTTAAACCGCTTGTCTGTCTTAAGTAAGAGTTCTGCTGCGTTTTGTTCGGCCTGCTTTTTCGTACTGGAGTACCCACAACCCATTTTTGCGCCATCTACTATTAGTGACACTGCAAATATTCCATTCACATTTCCCTCAACTTTATACTCGGGAAGGTCTATCTTTTCCGCCTGGCACCAGCGCATGAGCTGATCCTTGTAGTTGTCGTCAAAGTTCACATCAGTCTCGATTTTTTCAAAAGATTTTAAAATAAATTGTTTTGCATAGACCATTCCAAGATCAAGATAGATGGCACCCACAAAGGCCTCGAACACGTCTTCAAGAATCTTAGGATTGGTGTTCCATCCGTTGCGGATACCCTTCTCATCCATGAGGATCCACTTGTCGAAGCAGAGTTCCTTGGCTATCTCGCACAGAGTTGTCCCACGGACCATCTTCGTGCGAGCCTTTGTCAGAAAGCCCTCTTGCTCCTTCTCGTGACGATCAAAGAGCCACTTTGTAACTACAAAACCTAGCACAGAATCACCCATAAATTCGAGCGTTTCATACGAAGACTTGAGCCCCTCGTACCTTTTGAGCGCTGATTTATGGGTAAATGCACGGAGATAATATTCTGTATTTTTCACCTTAGTTCCCACAAGTGCGTCCAAGGCACTTCTGGGAGGACCGGTTGGAACCTCCATCGTTTATTATTACACAATCTATATTTTTAAGCCAGGGAAGGCAGTGCGTAGCACTAGATTCAGCAAGCCGCCTTCTTCACCTTTGGGCGCGCAGGCTTCTCCGCAACTACGGGCTCCTTGGGCGCCTTCACCTCCTTGGGTACCTCCTGCTTTACGTAGTGCTGATTCAGGAACTTCTGAATGTTCAGGAAGGTAATCTGAGTGCCCTCTGGAGGGCTCAGCAGGGCCTGCAGAGGGGCATCCAGAGTGATATTCTGGCCCTTCTTCAGCTCCTTCTCGGTAACGTAAGCATTCACCGCCCTGGTAACCTGAGACCGAGAGATCAGCTCATCGGCCCCAAGGTTCAGGAAAGAGCGCAGGGCATCCGTTACAACCTGGGGCTTGTTGAAGCCGTTGTTCTTTGTGCGAGCCTCTTTCTTCTCACCAGTAGGGTCCTCAATGTCCCCGATTACCTTGCGGACCATCTTCCGCAGGGCCTTCAGGTCCTTCTGCACAGCAGAGATATCAAGAGCAAGAGAGTCAAGAGTGGCCATTTCTATTATATACGGGAACCCATTCTTTATATGAGGAACAGGGACATGAGAACCATCACTCCTACGAGAAAAAGTAACCAGAAGAAGCGAGTATGATAAGGAGGCCCGTAGTTGGGCGGAAGGTTTTCAAAATCTGACTCGAGTTTGAATTTCGTGGCTCTCTCGCTCGTCATCAGGTCCTGGCCAAACCCAGGAGGGAGGCCAACTCCAGTCGTCGCTTGGTACTGACTAAGGTCTGAAGGGGGTGGACCATCGCATTTGGGCTGACAGCACCCAGGATCACATGGACGGACTATTCCATCCGCCTTTCCTATCCAGCCGCAGAATGTTCCAGTAGGACCTAGCAAACATTGACAGTCTATACTGCACATTAATCTTAAAGAATATTTTAGTTACTAAAACATAATGCAGTTCTCATCTCCCCAGAAGTTGCCCGATGGTCGTTACTTTCTGAAGATCACTGGCCAGATGTTGCAGTTGAATAATGTCAAGGTCCAGGAGGGGCTCACGTCTTCTTTGACCATCGAGGTCCAGGAGGATAAGTTCTCGGCTATTGATGAAGAGATTGTCGCCAAGGCCAAGGAATCCAAGGTGGAGTGGTTTGGGCGCGAGCTCAGTGACGAGACCATCCAGGCCGCCTTTCAGGGCAGCGTTACGGATGGGTGCCTGAGTGCTAGCCTGGCCAAACTCAAGGGCGAGGTGGTAACCAAGGCATTCAACAGCCAGAAGGAGGCCATTGAACTCTCGGCAGTAGAGCCAGGCGCTCAGTGCGACCTGTTTGTCGAGCTGGCGGGTCTGTGGTTCCTCAAGAAGTCCTTTGGCCCCGTCTGGCGTGTGATCCAGGCCCGTGTCCGCGGCGGTGCCCGACCCCCCTCCTTCCCTACTCAGTACATGTTTGAGGATGAGGTCGAGGCCGAGGAGGAGGATCCAGCCGACTATGTCGACTAGCCCCAGAAAAAAGTATGCACATAATAACAAATGCCTCCCCGCAAGACTGTAGTGGCGATTGTCCTGCTTGTGGTACTTTTGGTCGCCCTTTTCTACCCCTCAATGAGTTACTACGCTGGCCCTTCAGGCGCTGACCTTGATCGCCCTGGAGCAACCTACAATGCCGCCGCCGCAGGGCCTATGGCGGCAAATGGCATGGATTATGACGTGAGCGCAGCAGGGCTTATCCCCCGTGAGATTACGGTCATGGAGGACTTTGGTAAGTTCGCCCCAGACGCCATCCTCAAGGGCCAGAACTACCTAGACCCACGTAGCCAGATAGGTTACCCAGAGACGATTGGCGGTGTTCTTCGTAACGCGAACCGCGACTTCCGCTCGGAGCCAATTAACCCACGGACGCCCGTGTCCATCTTTAACCTCAGCACCATTCCTCCAGATACCATGCGCCCTCATTTTGAGATTTCTCCCGAGTATCAATAGTTCTGGAATGCGCTTCATCAGGACCAAATAAATCCAAAACAATAACAAATGGATTTCTCTGAAGCCATGAAGGAATGGATCGGTCTAAAGCTCACGCTGGCCAACGCTCGTCAGGACCTTTCTGCACTCAACAAGCGCGAAAAGGAACTAAAGGCGCAAATTACTCAACACATGGACACGAATGACATTGACACGGTCAAGGTCAAGGATACGGTCAAGGTGAACCTGAAGAAGAAAAAGTCAAAGGGTGCCATCACGAAGCAGGTAATTCGCACGGGTCTACTGAACTACTTTAATAATGATGGCGCTCGGGTCGATCAAGCCATTGAGGCCATTGAGGCAGCCCAGCCAACCAAGGATGTTACATCTGTTAGCGTCACTGGTCTCAAGACTGAGAAAAAATAGTTAATAAATATAATGAAGGCCAGTAAGTTCCTACCGTGGGTAATCCTGGGTCTTGTTATAATTTTAGCGTGGATGACTCTAGGATTATCAGGATATGCACAGAGATCCGCAGGTAAGGGGTATGATCCCGTCGAGGAGGCGAAGAAGGCGGAGAGGAGGGCGGCGAAGAAGGCGTTGAAAAAGGCATTAGGTTCCCATAGGCTCTAATAAAAATAAATTGTAAATAATAATGAAGTCCAGTAAGATTCTCCCTTGGGTAATTTTCGGACTCGTTCTCGTACTAGCGTCGATGACCTTAGGTCGGTCATCAGGCTACTATGACTTGCCCGCTTCTATGCGTGGCGTGGCCGCTCCGGGCACGGTTGCTGCCGTGAGTTCCATGAAAATCGCTTCTACAGCTCCAGCCGCGTCTGCTAAATACCCGGCCATGGCGTATACTCAGCGCGCGTGGATTCGCGACTATCCCGGAAATGACATTGGAATGATTACCGTCAAGAATCGTCAGGAATGCGCCAAGGCTTGTAATAATGCGCCAGGCTGCGTTGGTTTTGTAATGGACCGCGCTGAGAAAAAGTGTTGGCGAAAGACGAAGATGGCGAACCCTCGTTGGAATTGGCGCACGCATTCGTTTGCTCGCCCATCTACTTCATTCCCGGCGCCAAGTGGGACACCACCACAACAGCGTCCTAAACGGGTGTGTATGGACATTGGTTATTAAAGATGAGAGGCGCTACAAAATTAACTAGAAATGGGACTCGGAGACGAGTACTCGCGTGACGCCCTGTTCAGGCGGCCAGACCAAGATGCTCACACATCCGACTCTGACTGTGAAGAGAGCGAGGAGCCTTTACATCCAGAGGATTTTGAGGCCTTGTACAGTGATGAGATTTATACAGATGTAGTGCTTATTCAAGAGTTTGTCAACGACGGCTACCATCGCGTCAAGCACCGCTATGGGGTCGTAGAGTATACTCGTATTATTCACGAGTCTGACCGCTTCTGGTCTGATTGCGTGATTCGCATGGATGTGATGCGTTTGTACCGCCGCCTCCACTTCAAGGAACTCTTTGATCCTCAGAGCTTCCAGAACTGGCTACAATATTATATTGAACTAAAGTAAATGCTTCCCGATCTCGCCGCCCCCAAGGTGGCCATCCCCGCCACACTGTTTATGATTAGTCAGGTGCTGCCAATGGCTGGTGGCTTGGGTTTTCTACTGGTGCCTCTTCTTTCATGGGTCGTCATTCGCTTCGTTCTTAAGAACAACGTGACGTCCGCAGATATAGTTGTTCCTGGAATTCTCACCCTGATTCTCGGAATGATCCGTCTTCCCCTCGAGATGCCCACCGCCGTCGTCACCAAGGGCCTCGCCTTCCTCGTGGTGTTTTCTTATCTTCGTATTTTGTTTCCCCAGTACTATTAGACCATGAAACCTCAGAACCTCATTATAGGTCCAGGAGCCATGGCTTTTTATGTATTTCTCGGAAAACTTTCACAACTTGACTTGTCCGAAGTCAGGGCCTTGAGCGGGTGTAGTTCGGGCTCAATTCTCGCGCTTCTCTGGGTTGTCTTCAAAGGAGACATTCCAAAAATGCTCGACTTTTCACTCAAAGTGCCTATAAAGAATCTCATGAAACCAAATATTAAAAACTTTTTGTTAAACTTTGGATTGGTTCCACTTGAACGCGTTCAAAAAATTTTACAAACAATATTTTTAAAAAGTTTTGGAAAGAATGACATGACCTTTGGTGAACTCCACAAGGTCAGACCTATTGATCTTTACATTTCGGCATTTTGTGTCGATAGGTGCGAGACTGTTTATTTTTCATGGAAGTCTCATCCAGAGCAGTCTATATTGGATGTTGTTAGTGCGTCAATAGCTGTGCCTCTTATCTTTTCAACCGTGATGATAGGTCCTTGGCGTTATGTAGATGGCGGTGTTCAAGAGGAGATTCCAGCAATGCCCTTTATAGGAGAGAGTCCAGGTGATACTCTCGCCCTTCAGACTTGCCCAGCACCTCCGAAACCAACCAAAAATCTTTCAACTTTTGTCATGAATCTTTTCAGTTCTGCACTCCGACTGCGTCACAAGTTCAATGTCCAGTCGTACCGGTTCGATACTTCAAATATTGATGTATTTGATTTTGGCTCCGATCGCCTCCGTCTCTTCTGTGACGGACAAAAATCTTGTCCACTAATAAATGCAGCACACAATCCGAACTGGACACGTACGGAAGAACGGCTCGAAACGCATATATGTGAAGGCGAGCAAGGGACGGAAGGCTTACTCTTACATACGGAAGGCGAGCAAGACGCGCATCAAGGCAGTACCAGCCTATGATGTCGGCACTGCTGGTCAGCCCCTGCGTCGTATCGGCCCCCTCAAGAAGGGTATGCTTACTCGCTATGGCTACCACCCAGTCGAGGCGACCAAGGACCGTCACAAGGCGCTCAGCAAGGCGGTGCATGTGGGCAAAGAGGAGCCACGGGCCGTGGTGCGTCGCCTCGTGGCCATCAGCACGCTGACCAAGGGCCACCTGCCACGGGCCAGCCGTATCTACAAGCAAGACGCCAAGTTTATTCGCACCAAGTTTGCGAGCCGCTTCAAGACGGATCCTAAATATAAAGTTGTTAAAAAGTAAATGGCTATGATCACGAGGAACGCCCCAAACACTCGAGCCCTCGACCTGCTGGCCAACGCGGCGGCGGGGAACGTGGGCGCGACCCGGCCAAAGCTACGGTTTTCTCGGACTCGGCGAATCATAAAATCGGGGGCTTTCCATGGAACGACTTTTGCGATCCTCCATGGCCTGGAGACGCTCATGCCAGGAGCGTACTTCTATCCCCAGCTTACTGTGAGCCTGTGTGCAGCGATCCCGACCCTCTACGGGGCTGTCCGCCGCCGCAACGCCTCCTCGGCCGCCGTCACGTTCTTCTGGTACGTGACATTCATGGGGGCGGCTGGTATCATGCAGACCATGCTTATAAAACAGAACAGCACCTATTGGAACTCTTTTACTAGCGGGGCTGGCAAACTCGTAGATAAGCACATCAAGGGTTCTGCCAACTCCAACTCTACAAAGTATCTCATTCTTTACTACATCGCCCAATTCTTTCGGGCGGCTCAGCAGGCCATGGGGATGCCAGTCTATCTGACTGCAAATGCCTATGGAAAGCGTTTCGCTGCAAATTTTTCAGGACATCTAGGGACCTCGATGGTAAAACTCCTGAAAAATACGGGAACTGCAATTATTAAAAAGCCGCTGCAGTCCGCGGCCATTGCGGCGACGACATATGTCGCCATGGCTGGGCGGTCGAAGAAGCGGACGTCCAAGAGGACTTCACGGAAGGCTCTGCGCTAAATTGTTTTGTAGAACCCCCATTTGAGTTCTTCACATATTCCCTTCCAGATTTCATCTTGACGGTACAACTTTTCTTTTGATTTCAAAAGGGGAAAACAAGGCAAGAAATCATCCTCTCCGAGCAATTCACAGAATTTATACAACACATAGGAATAAGACAAAAAGTTTTTTCGGTCTTTTGGCCGATGTTTCTCAAAGGGTTTCTGGATCTGATGAAACATGAGTCGGAGCTTGGCTTCGAGCGCCTGACTCATTGTTGGAGGTTGTATCCCATTGAGAATCGTCGTTATGTAAGGCACGTGCTCATAAAAGCGCGAGCGGCCCAGCTTCTTGAGGAGAGCCTTGACTTTCTCGTGAGTAATTTCTGAAAGATCTTTGACCTTTTGCTTCTTAAACTCGAGCCTAAGTTCGTCTACGACATCTGGAGGGACGCTCGTTGACTCCTTGGCCTGGAACTGGCTGACCCATTCGTTAAAGTGATTCTCTCGCTTGTAAGAGTAGACTATGTTCTTCTCCATCTCTTGCTCTTCCTTGAAGCCAACCTCTTCACCAAGTACATACTCCGTCATCCCACAATTCTGACACACTTCATCGCTCTGGCTCTCATCTAAATACTTTGTAAACTTCTTTCCACAGCCCTTACACATGGGGTCTGGAATATTACAACGCACCTTTGTCTTTTTGTCGTACTCGCCCTCTACCTGAATAAGGTAAGCATTATATATATCCTCTCTCTGGACCCCCTTACGTGACGAGACCTGTACTCCCGCAACCCTTTTTGTGCTCGCCTCCCCAGACGCCTCCCCATGATGGTACTCCCTGATAAAGGGCGCCGATTGCGCCATGTACTCATACATTTCACTTTCTATTCGTCCCCTTTCCGAACTCTGTGCTGATTCTATACGGGCCTGAAACTCACGCACCTTTTCATTAAATCTGGCTTCCATTATCGGAAAATCTGGCCAATTGTTTAAGACTCGTCAACTCGTGGAGCCAAGTAGAACTTTACGTCACCCAAGTTTGCAATTCCATATCTAAAAACTATAGGCATATTTTCATCCGAAGAGTCCTGCATAAGCTGAACAGATGAGCAGAGCCCGGTCGCCTTGGTGAACATATTTATGTACCGCAAATTGTATGTGGCTCCTATCCTATTGGGGAAAGAATCAGGGAACTCGAGGACCGTCTTTTGGTTCGCAAAGTCCCCCTCGCATGAGAGCTCCAGCCGCATATCCTCTCGGTACACGTCCATATCAGTGGCCAAGTTGCCCATGTCGCGCGCGATGCGCTGAAAGTCGATACTTGGCATGGTCGTTATAACATCCATCGAAATCTCGGGAACATCAAGAATATCTTCATTTATATCTAAAAGTTTGAGACTAAAGGTTGTCTTGGACTTTTTGGTCGTATTTTCAATAATAAATTCCAGGAGTTCAGACCCATTGATATTCATAGTTAGGGTGTCTGTAGGACCGACCGACTTGAGAAGCTTGAAGGTATTCGCCATGTTCAATCCGGCCGTAATCTCGGTAGGACAAGAATACTCTTCAAAGTTTTCGGCCGCTAGATTCATGTGGACGAGGGTAACTCGGGCCGTGTCGAGAGTCAGAATCTTGAGACCTTCTGGACTAAAATAAACATTCACATCATTGATAATGTCCTTTAGAACCTCAAAAATACCTTTAATAGCATTTGCCTGAATGGTTCGTAGATGCATCCTTGCAGGGAAGTAATTATATCTTTTAACTACCAACACCCGAAGAATAAGCATCCTTGACATCTTTGCTCATCTTGGCCTTGAGTTCAGGTGTGAGCATTGGCTGCATACTTGTTCCGTATGAATCAAGTGAAAACATCTCCGGGCCGCCGTCACCCCCATCAAGACTCGCGGCAAGTATCCCACCTGAAGACCAGTTCTCAATTTCCGAAGGTATCATGGACTCGAGCCAATTGCGAACCTCGCCGCCTACTAGGATATTGCCATCGGATGTAACTAATGTTGGAACGCGTTTGACATTGGGGTTTGCTGGGCGGCCGTGCGTTGATACATTATGGTACTTTATCATTGGCCCCAAGGTGGGGTTGGATTTTATAAAGTTCAAAAGTTCAAAAGAATATTGGCACTTATCGCTAAACACCAAGAGTGCCATTGATCTTTTGTATTTTTTTTAAAAGCCATTATTAACACATGAAGGCAGATGTGGCTATTCTGGGAGCCGTAGCCCTCGTGACCGCTTACCTCTTCTGGAACACCTCGTCGCTGACGGCGACATATGCAGACCCTGTTGCTCCCAGTAACATTCCATCAGTGCCTCGTAGCATAATACAGGCGATAGTAGAAAAGATACAGGCAGGGGCTCCATGGCTTCAGCCGATAAATACTGTATACATAAATCCAATTTCCAGCCCCCAGGGAGGTACGAGTTACAATGCCCGTTTCATGTTCCTGGACACGCGTGGATTTTTTGGAGAGCAGTATGATGTTACAGCTACTGTAGCACCTGAGGGAACTGTAAACCTCCTGAAGAACACTCATACCAGCTCCCCATCTGCAGATGGACCCTTCGAGCGCTTTGTCGCCGACAAGTACCAGGCCTACTCAGATATCCGAGATTCTCTTAATGTTCAGATGAAAGAGTCTCTGAAGCAGTTTCACGAGTTGCCTGGGACAACCAAGGTTCTTGCGTAGACTTGGTCAACAGAAAGTAAGAGCCATGAGTAGCAATGATATCTGCAGGAGATATCGCAGAGAGGGATCGGGCCAGAAATGCCATACGCAAGAATACTTATAAACATATTCTTGAACAATTTTCAAGAAAAGTTCAGGCGGCGGCAGAACGCCGCGAAAAGTCGGCGACTCTTCAGGTGCCGCCGATGGTTCTAGGATTTCCCATGTATCCTTACGATGAGGCTCTCTGGTACCTGCGGCGCCAACTGGTGCTTGCAGGATATCAGGTTGAACAGGGACTTGAACCAGGACAGTACATCGTCAGGTGGGACCGCGCCGCGAAGACTGCTCCCGTAAGATCACAACGCCTGGACGTGGCGCCAGTGCCCGAACCAGGAGATGATCTCTTCTCAGGACTGGCCAACATGCAAAAGGTGGCGGCAAAACTCCGTGGTAAGTAGTAAGCATGGAAGTCAGTCACCTAGGTGACATCCTAGCAGTTCCTTTTTTTGCCCTCAGTCTGAAATATTTTTATGAAAAGAAAAATAAAAATATTTTAGAAAAAGTTTTATTACTCTTCAGCCTGGTGGGTCTACTCGCAGACATCGCGTTTACGCTGAAACATTTTCATGTAGTTGATTATTAATGGAAGTTCTCAATGACGCAGAGAGACGCTACTCGAGGAAACTCGTGGATGCTATGCTCCCAGAAATCATTGAGGTTCTCGTGACCATGTGGGAGGATACGAAGAAGGAGACCAAGGACAGAAAGTTCCTGGAAAACTACCGTCAGAATCTCCGTAAGATTAAGGGTGAATGGTCAAACGTCAAGGTCAAGGAGCACGTGTCAAACATCCTCAAGGCCTGCCCTCTGTTCCCGCGACTTATAGCGGCCGTGTTCGTCATACACGTAAAGATACTGAGTGCGATCAGGATCGATAAAAATTCAAAGAAAATAAATTTAAAGTTGCCGAGCAATGACGTGTTCGTCCATACGTCTTTTATCGAGTGTGCCCGGGATCTCTACGAGGACCCATACATTATCACGGATGAAAAGACTATGAGCGAGCGTCGCGAGGACCTGACGAGGCGTTTCACCAAGTGCATCCGCGAGACTATCGAGAACCTGGTTCCGCTTGAAGCAATAATGGACAACTATTTCCCGAAGAATATTGATGATTTCAATATGGGCCAGGATGACGACGAGCCAGAAGAGGAGCCCGGCGAGGACCTGATACAGGATACACACCAGGAGCCCGATATGGAAGCGGCGCTCGAGGCTTCTGAGGGCCCCCCGCCCGCAGGCACACCTCTTGACGAGTCAGAGTTGCCTAATCCCGATGAGACTCCTGGGGGCTCCAAAACCATAAATGTCACGCCAATCAATCAAACGCCTCACAGGGAGGAGCTCTTTCCGAGCGCGCCAGAGACTATGAAAAATCCTGCACAACAATAAGAATGGATCAGTACCTTCGTCAGCCTATTAGCGCGGCCGCCATTGCTGGAGTCGTCACCGTCGTCTACCTCATGGGAAAGAACAAGTTGAACGGAAAGACCAACGCACCAAACTCGGAGTATGCCAAGCCAGCCATGCTTGTGGCGATTCTCGTCTACTTCATAGTCGCACAAGGTTCTGGACACAGGGAGTCTGTGAGTTTAGATCCGTTCTAGTCATCTAAAAGCCATTTTTTAGAAGAAATTTGATTTTCAATTTGAGATGAATATGAAAATCTCTTTTTCAGTTCATCTGTTTCTTCTAGACAGATTTTACACAAGGCGCGATATTTTCGCGCAGCGAAAACTGGCGAATATCTAATGCGGTCACATAATATGCATTTTTTATTTTGTTCCCAATTATCTTTACAAAATTTTGCAGGATAAATAGTAGGTACTTTATAGATCCATACTTCCTTGAGAGTCCTACAACCCAAGCATTCTCTCCCAGGTCGTCGACAATATAGAGTATCCAATTCATCTTTTAATAAATCTTTTGCGTCAAACTCGTACCATGGTTCGGGCCGTTCAGTGGTTGTCGCATGAGTATTTTTTATTTCAAAAATATATCTAGGATTTCCGCCATTCACTAGAGCCACGTCTGCTACATAAGATCCCCCAGGTCCCCTGAACTCCACCCTGACTTCGTCACCATCTGTATACAACACATTAATCTCATCATAATTTGAACCTTGACATCTGTCGGCCTGGCATTCCCAGCCAATTTCTATTTTTTTCTTTTGTTTTAACATTTCGGCCAGGCGATACTTGGCGTCCTTGTGTACCTGACTTTCGTTAGGGTGTTCAAAATATGTACAATTATTTTTTACATTATGGGCAAAGTGGTGTACACGGACGTCTCCCTGCCTGGGTATGACGCGGTCTCCACAGTCCACGCAGTGATACCTCCTTTCCTTCAGGGCATCACGAGGGAGAACATATTCATTTGTTTCTGTATCAAGTGCTCCTGCGCTCATTTAGTTAAAAGTAAAGCAAACCCTTTATTAAATGAGTTCCCTGGATGCATTTAACGAGCTATACTCTGACTTTATCGGTGATCTTGAAGGTGCCTTCCCTGATGACGAATCCGTGAAGGCTTTCAAGGTGGAGTTTGTGACTGCTCGTGAGTCTTCTGTCCGTGGCCCACTCGATGCCTTTATGAAGATTGACGCCAAGGGTCTGACGGCCCGTGACCCAGCCTTCATCAAGCAACTATCTTTTGCGCCAGTATGGGATGGCGCATCCGACCAGACCAAGCAGGCCATCTGGAACCACCTGAATGGTATGTACATGATTGGAATGACCCTTTCGATGTTCCCGCCCGAGACTCTCAGCGCCATCGAGGCAGCGGCCAAGAAGTGCGCCGAGAGCGGTGCTTTTGACCCTTCAGCCCTGAGTGGTCTTCTATCAGGTATGATGGGCGGCGGTGGCTTCCCCGGAATGGGCGCGCCCCGTCCTCAGCCCCAGCGCCGTGTAGCAAGCGGCTCTCGTCAGAAAAAAAGTAAGAAGTAAATAGTAGATGGATCCTCACGAGATATT